AAAAAGTTTGAGTCAACTGTTCGATGCTGTACTCAAAATGGCATCAGGGGAGGCAGTGCAACAGTACACTTCCCAATCTGGCACCAAGAAATCCAAGACATCATCGTCTTAAAGAATAATAAAGGTACAGAAGATAACAGAGTAAGAAAGTTAGACTACAGTATACAGATTTCTAAACTATTTTATGAACGATTCATCAATAACGAGAATATTAGTTTATTCTCTCCTCATGATGTTCCTGGGCTCTATGACGCTTTTGGTACTGACGAGTTCGACGAACTCTACATACGAGCCGAGAGGCAAACAGATATTCCGAGAAAGACTGTTGCTGCACAAGAATTAATTTTAGATATACTTAAGGAGAGAGCAGAGACTGGTCGTATATACATCATGAATATCGATCATTGTAATAGTCATTCATCATTTAATGATAAAGTTACTATGAGTAACCTTTGTCAAGAGATTACTCTACCTACTGATCCTATCCAACACATTGATGGTGGTGGTGAGATAGCATTGTGCATCTTGTCTGCTATTAATGTGGGTAAGATAAACAAACTGGAGGAATTAGATGAACTTTGTGATCTTGCTGTTCGTGGTCTTGATGCTCTCATTGACTATCAAAATTACCCCGTCAAAGCGGCTGAGAGTTCGACGAAGAACAGACGTTCGCTCGGTATTGGGTACATTGGACTCGCACACTATCTTGCTAGGCATGGTGCTAAGTATGATAGTCAGGAAGCTTATGACTTAGTTCACAAACTCACCGAGAGATTCCAATTTGCATTGTTAAGTGCATCTAATTCATTATCAATGGAGAAAGGACCTTGCGGTTACTTTGGTCATACAAAGTATGCTAAAGGGATACTCCCCATCGATACATATAAGAAGGATGTAGATGAGATTGTACCAAATGACCTACTATGTGACTGGGAATTTTTACGGGGTAGGATCGAGGAGTATGGACTCAGGCACAGCACTCTGTCCGCACAAATGCCTTCGGAGAGCAGTTCCGTTGTGTCAAACGCTACCAATGGAATCGAGCCTCCTAGAGACTACTTGTCCGTTAAGAAATCAAAAAAAGGACCTCTTAAGCAGGTGGTTCCGTCTTATGGGACACTGAAAAATAACTACACACTTCTGTGGGATATGAAATCTAATGAAGGTTACATTAAAGTCACTGCTGTAATGCAAAAGTTCTTTGACCAAGCAATCAGTGGTAACTGGAGTTATAACCCAGAGAACTATCCCGACAATGAGGTTCCTGTATCTGTAATGGCAAACGATCTTCTAACTACTTACAAGTATGGATGGAAGACTTCTTATTATCAGAATACATATGATGCTAAGAAGGATATAGATGAACCAGCACATCCTATAGGATGGAAAGATGATATAAAAGATGTAGATGAATTAATTAACACTTTATTAACTACTGAAGAGGAGGTTTGTGACAGCTGTGCAGTCTGAAATTGATGGTATGACGGTATTCAACACTAACGCAGTTGATACTACTAAACAACCAATGTTTTTTGGGGCACCATTAAGTGTCCAGCGTTATGATTCATATCGTTATCCTACTTTTGATAGACTAACTCAGCAGCAGTTGGGTTATTTCTGGAGACCAGAAGAAGTTTCTTTACAGAAGGATCGTGCTGACTACGCTAGCCTCACTGATTTACAAAAGCATATATTTACTTCTAATCTTAAGTATCAAATTATGCTGGATTCTGTTCAAGGCAGGGCTCCTGGTATGGCTTTTATTCCTTACTGTTCTTTGCCTGAGTTAGAAGCATGTATGACAGTGTGGCAGTTTATGGAGATGATTCATAGCAGATCATACACATATATTATTAAGAATGTTTATTCAGATCCTGCAGATGTATTTGATACTATCTTAGAGGATAAAAATATATTAGACAGAGCATCATCTGTTACTGAATCATACGATAAGTTTATTACATATGCACAGGAGTATGGGCAGAGTAATAACTGGAAACCAGATTGGAAGGAGCACATCAATGCAGAATGGACAAGAAGAGATCTCAAGAGAGCACTCTACAGAGCTGTCGCAAATGTCAATATACTCGAAGGTATACGTTTTTACGTTAGCTTTGCTTGCTCTTTTGCCTTCGGTGAAAATAAACTCATGGAGGGAAGTGCAAAGATCTTATCGCTCATTGCGAGAGATGAATCGCAACACTTAGTAATAACTCAACAGATATTAAAGAACTGGGCTAATGGTGATGACCCTGAGATGCAAGAGATAGTAGAGCAGGAGAAAGGAACAGTAACAGAAATGTTTAAGAAGTGTGTCGATGAAGAAAAGGAGTGGGCTAATTATCTTTTTAAAGATGGTAGTATAATTGGATTAAATGATAGACTGTTACATAATTATGTTGAATGGATTGCTAACAGACGTATGAAAGCAATAGGTCTAGATACAATATATGATGTACCATTGAGAAATAATCCTTTACCTTGGACAGAACACTGGCTCAATAGTAAAGGTCAACAAAACGCACCACAAGAAACGGAGATAGAAAGTTATGTCGTCGGAGGAATCAAACAAGATGTCACAGAAGGAACCTTCTCAGGATTCAAACTCTGAAGATATTGAATGGGACATAGAAGAATTGAAAGACTCTATTAAAAGATCAGCAGAACAGCAATGGGATGACCTATTAGATTCTGCTGGACAGCACTTGGTACCTGGATCTGCTGCTTTGATCTGGGAGATGGAAAAGAAAAAAGCAAAAGAGCTTGACATGGAATTGCAAAGGGACTATAATAAGAAAGTTGAGGGCGACGGTCATCAACAGGGAGTGACTGAATAATCTTTCTGGCAAACGCTGGATAAGGTGATACGACACAGGTGGTGCTGCTCTTCGGAGAATCGACTTACCAGTCGGGTCGTAGGCAGAGGTGATCTTACTAACTGTAGTAATGCCCTCCTCTTGTTGGTAATACAGGAATCCAACCTCCCACACACCCACACAAAGGTATCAAGGCGAACCCTTTTGTAAGGGTTTCCTGATATAAATAGTAAGTTAGGTAACAAAAGTTACCATTACGTTCGACCCGAAAGGGTTGCAAGTAAGTCGCGGAACGGAATCGTTCATCCCATGATCCCATTTTTAATTGCTACTTCCTTAACCTGCCCTGAGGCACATGAACTCGTCGATAAGATGAGTGCATATAATGTTTCAGACGAGACCAAGGTTGAAATGATTTCAATCGTTAAAGAAGAGACTGAGGGGTGTTGGGACGCAAACGACTGAAGGAACGGGCCTAAAAATCCAACTACTTCAGGAGAAGACCCATGCAAGCCACATACAGAGGTGTCATATACGACACAAGTAAGAAAGAAGGCAAGAGTCTACCTAAGTCTCTAACTTATAGGGGCAATAGGTATACCAGTAGCCAGTCAGACAGTTGTCATAAAGAGACCTATCAAGGACTCTACAGAGGAAGTAAATTCCAACGTGTTAAAACTGTTTGCGATTAATCTGAAACCGTGACATATGCTTACAGAGACCCTTGAAGGGTCTCTTTTTTTATGATATAATATAAATATTGAATAACCAATAGAGACTGTCATGAAAATATTCTTAGACTGCTCTGATGTCGATCTAATAAAACAATCATTTGCAACAGGGTTAATAGACGGTGTAACGACTAACCCTTCGTTGATGTTGAAGAATGGTCACAATCCTTTGGAAGTTATAAAAGAAATATCAGATATATTTCCATTCCATGCATCCATATCGGCAGAAGTAGTAGGTGAAACAGTAGAAGACATGCTAGCCATGGCTGATACTTATCTTGAGTTAGGTGCTAACATTACTATTAAAGTACCTTGTACAAGAACAGGTCTTAAAGCATGTAAAGATCTATCAGAGGATGATGTACCTGTTAATGTTACATTAGTATTCTCTGCTAACCAAGCTATACTTGCATCTAAAGCAGGTGCAAAATATGTGTCACCTTTTATAGGTAGATTAAACGATCAATACTGGGATGGTATTGGCACAGTGGAGGAAATTTCTGATGTATTTACAACGCACAATCGTGAGACTGAAATACTTGCTGCTTCAATTAGAGACCCAATTCAAGTCGCAAAGTGTTTTCGAGTGGGGGCTGATATCTGTACTCTGCCTTGGGATATATTTAATAAAATGTATGACCACTGCTTAACTGATTCGGGTCTCCAGAAATTTGATAATGATTGGACACAATTACAGAAGAGGCTACCATGAACGGACGCTTATCCAAAGTAGAAATGACTCATAAGCTTATCAAACTTAAAAATGAATTGCACGATAAATGTGAGCGAGGCGAAATGGGTGAGTGGGAATGTATAGGTGCGAACAAGTACCTTAACAGGTCATTGGATATACTAGAAGAATATTATCAATGAGCAATCAAAATTTAAAAGTACTAATAGCAGATTTAGAAAGGGCAGTTGCCTATTTAAAATCAGAAGTTTATTCTGACGTTGATGCTTATCGTATAGATAGAGGTGATGGGATTAAATCCTACGCACAAATCAACGATGAAGATGGAGAATGTGACTAATGGCATGGAAAGTACCCCAACGCCCTCAATGGGTGAAGGAATTTATGAAAACCCCTGGATATATCAAGGTGCAGCTTTCACTTCTGCTGATATTGGCGAGTTCTTCGGTTTTGTCTACAGGATTACAAATCTACAAACTGGGAAACAATATATCGGACGGAAGTACTTCACACAGCGCAGAAAGTCTGGAAATAGCAGACGCAAAAGGACGAGTGAAAGTAACTGGAAGGCATACTACGGAAGTTCTAAGGAACTTACAGAAGACAGGAAACTTCTGGGGAATGGAAACTTCAAAAGAGAAATAATAAGTTTGCATAAGACACCAGGTAAGGTAAACTATGAGGAGACTCGACAGTTATTCATACATAATGTGTTGACTGAAGAGAATT